GCTGGTACAGACGGCCTAGGCGGTGGCGGTGGCGGTGGAAAATTCCCTGCTTCTCCTTCACCTGGAACTGGTGGAGATGGTGTTGTAATTTTAAAAATGCCAACGGCTAATTATACTGGAAACGTTACAGGAAGTCCTACAGTTACTACAGACGGAAGTAATACAATTGTTAAATTTACAGGAACAGGAACATACACAACGTGACGAAAAGATTTGCTAAATTAGATGAGAATAATATTGTTATAGATATTCAAGCTGTAGAAGATGCTGAAGCTGTAACAGAACAAAATGGAATAGATTTTTTACGTCATATCCATAAAGATAATTCTAATTGGGCTGAATCAGTAGATAGAACTGCTGAAATAGGCGATACTTACGACTCTGAAACTAAACTATTTACTGCAGCACAACCATATCCTAGTTGGACGTTAAATGAAAATAGACAATGGGTACCACCAGTTGAATACCCAGAGGATGGTGAAAGCCATACTTGGAACGAAGAAACTCAGTCTTGGGATTAATTTTTAAAAATTTTTCTAATTAATTTTTTAATACGACCTTCAATAGTAGTATTTTCAAAATATTCTATGCACTCTGCTATCGTTTGTTGACGTATATATTCTTCTCGTATTTCTTGTGATGAAGGTTTTTCATTATGCCAACGTTTTAAAGTAAAATTACCCTCCCAAGCATCTAACTCGTATTCAGTATTTCTAATTAAAGAATCCATAACAGTTTCTACACCCCAGGCAAAACCTGTTTTGTTTGTATATTTTTTTATTAATTGCTTTGTAGTATATTTAGATTGCATTATTTTACCTCCAGTTCTGCTAATTTACTTCTACCACCAAATAAACCTCTTACAAAACAATTAAAAGCTAGACTAGCTCTAAGATTGTTTCCTTTTTTGGTTTCTACTTTATGTGTTAAATCTGAATTAAATATAATTAGATCTCCTGTTTTGACAGGAAACCACCAACTTTCAGAGTTATATATATCATAATTTGTAACTTCTGGTTTTATTCTTTCGTATCCCGTTCTAAAAAATTTAATAGAGTCGTTTGCTGAGTCTGCATCAATGTAAAGGACACCAGATATTAAACTATTTGGATGTTCATGTCTGTGATGATACTCATCTTGCGCTGTCCAATTCATCCATGATTGAGTTATGTATGGTTTAACATCTTTATATTTAGGAACTACTTTAATATAATTATTAATGTGACTGAACAATTCTTTTTTTAATTTTTTAAATACGGGTTTTTCCAAAATATATGTTTCTTTTGAAATAAGATTACCTGTATTTTTTTGGGTATTTTTTTTAATTTTATTTATTTCTTTTAATTCTAATTTAGTTAATTCTCTAAATAAGTTAGTTCTGTAAACACAGGTAGGAAAGATCGTTAATACATCAAAATTCATAATTTCTGCCTATCAATATATATTGCTTTTATTTTAATATCAAGTATATATGTGGGATAAATGAAAGACAGAGAAAAAAGAAATCCAAATGTCGAAGATTATGTTTTAGTAGCTAAATCAATAGTTCCTAAAAATCTTTGTAAAGATTTAATTAAAGATTTAAAAAAATATAAAGAAGATTGGTTTGAGCACACGTGGACTCAATATACCGGCGAAGGGGAAAGACCCCTGAAAGGTAGTAGTAAATTTGAATTAGCTAACTGTTATTTAAAAACAGAAAACCATAAAAAGTTAATGGACATTGTTTATAAAGTTATTGAAGGCTATATAAATAATTTTAACTATCCGTGGTTTAATTCATGGGCTGGATTTAGTAATGTGAGATATAATATATATAAAAAAAATAAAACAATGGCTAATCATTGTGATCATATTACTTCTTTGTTTGATGGTAAAAATAAAGGAATTCCAATTTTAAGTATACTTGGTGTATTAAATCATGACTATGAGGGTGGTGAGTTTATTATGTTTAATAACAAACGATATGATCTAAAGCAAGGTGATGTTCTAGTTTTTCCTTCTAATTTTATGTACCCACATAAAGTAAATCCAGTGACTAAAAAAATTAGATATTCTTATGTGTCATGGGTTTGGTAATAACAAAAATAAAAGAACATAAAAATATTAAAAAAATGATTATGGAAGAAATTAATAATACAAAACAAACTAGTTTTGAAAAGATTACATCTACTGACTGGAAAACTCCAGCCAACATAGAAAGAAAATATTTTACAAAATACATAAAGGATGTAATAAATAAATACTATACTGGGATAGCGGAACAATTAGGATTAAAAGATTTTAATCTTACAAAATTAATTATACATAACTGGTGGTTTCAAAAATATAATAAAAACTCTACTCACGATTGGCATACTCATGCTGGTTCACATTTTACTAACGTTTATTTTGTAGAGCTACCAAATAAAGAAAATGCTACTCAAATAAAAGGTTTAAAGAATTTAAATGTAGAAGAGGGTGATTTAATAACTTTCCCAGCGTATTGGGCTCATAGATCACCAATAAATAAAACAGACAAAAGAAAAACTATAATATCTTTTAATACATCATATGAATATTAGTAAGGAGAAAAATATGGAAGAAACAAGAGCTGTATTACCTGTGTTTTCAAAGGTTATATATATAAATAAATTAAAACTTAATAATAAAAAAATAAATAATTTAATAGGCAATAAGTTTATAAAAGCAGGACATAGAATACCTGAAGACCCAAAATACATATCTAGTTTTAGTTTAAGTAAAAACGTATTAGATCAAAAAAAATTTAGTTTTCTAAAAAAACAAGTTATGGAAGAACTTAAATTTTACACAAAAAATGTTCTTAGATACGGGCATAAGTTTAGAATGACTACCTCATGGTTTACTAAAACAGAAAAAAACGAAGAGTCTGGTTTTCATAATCATAGAAATACTTTTATTAGTTGCATACTATATTTAAATGTTGATGATAAATCAGGGACGTTAAGCTTTATTGATTATAATGTTAACAAAATGTTTCAGCTAACTCCGATAGAGTATAATAATTTTAATTCAGAAACAATTAGAGTAAAACCAGAAAACAATATGATTATATTTTTTCCTAGTGAAATGTATCACAAGGTATGTTTACACGAATCTGATAACCCTAGAATATCTTTAGCTTGTAATTTTATACCTGTAGGGCCTATTTCTGATCCTAGTAGTGATAACTTTGTGCATTTAACGATAAAATAATTCGTTTATTTTTGGGGCAGATTTGCTATACAAGGTATTATGCTTCAAAAAATAGCTTTTCAACCTGGTATTAATAAGCAGATCACAGAAACAGGGGCCGAGGCCCAATGGGTAGACTGTGATAATGTTAGATTTAGATACGGCATTCCTGAGAAAATAGGGGGCTGGAATCAACTAGGACAATTAAATTCAAACGAATTAACTGGTGCAGGAAGAGGTTTACATCACTTTGTAAATACTGCTGGTAGGAGATATGCTATAGTTGGAACAAACAGAATATTATATGCGTTTTCTGGTAACGTATTTTATGACATACACCCTATAAAAACTACCACTACTTTAACAAGCGCTTTTAGCACAACCAATGGGTCACCAACGGTAACTATAACTTTTCCTACAGCTCACAATATAAATCCTCAAGATATAATATTGTTAGATAATTTTTCGACTATTACAGGATCTAATTTTGGAGCATCTGATTTTGATGATAAGAAATTTATGGTAACATCTGTTCCTAGCGGAACAACTCTAACTATTACGATGCCATCAAATGAGTCTGGATCGGGAGCAACTACTTCTGGAGGTGTAAGAGTTCAACACTATTTTCCAGTAGGAACTCCGGTTCAAGAAAAAGGTTTTGGTTGGGGTCTAGGTACATATGGAGGTGTGGCCAATGGAGCTGTCACCACAACTTTAAATGGAGCAATAAACTCTAGCACCACAACTATTGTTTTAACAAACGCAGCACAATTTCCATCCACAGGAACTAACTTCGTTTTAATCGGAACAGAGATGATTCAATACACTGGTGTGAGCAGTAATACTTTAACAGGTGTAACAAGAGGAGCTAGAGGAACTACAGCAGCGTCTCACAGTGATGGTGTTACGGTTACCAACGCTACAGATTATGCTGCATGGAACGAACAAACAGAAGAAGGTCTAGCTTTAGATCCAGGTATGTGGTCGTTAGATAATTTTGGTGACAAAGCAATTTGTTTGATACATGACAGTGCATGTTTTTCTTGGGACTCTAGTTTAGGTAATGCTACTGAAACAAGAGCTTCAATTATAACTGGTGCACCGACTGCATCAAGACACATGGTCGTATCAACTCCGGATCGTCACTTAGTTTTTTATGGAACGGAAACAACTATAGGAAGTCCAGAAACACAAGACGATATGTTTATAAGGTTCTCTGATCAAGAAGATATTAACACATACACACCAACAGCAACTAACACAGCTGGTACACAAAGACTTGCCGATGGATCTAAAATCATGGGAGCTATCAGAGGTAGAGATGCACTTTATATTTGGACTGACACATCTCTATTTACTCAACGTTTTGTTGGCGCTCCTTTTACTTTTGGTTTTGCACAAGTTGGAACTAACTGCGGACTTGTTGGACAGAACGCATGTGTTGAGGTTGACGGTGCTGCATATTGGATGTCAGAAAATGGTTTCTTTAGATATGGTGGTAGACTAGAATCATTACCTTGTTTAGTAGAGGACCATGTTTATGATGACATAAATTTAACATCAGGAAACCAAATGGTTTCTGCAGGATTAAATAATTTGTTTGGTGAAGTAATATGGTTCTATCCATCTGCAACATCTGATGTGATTAATAGACAAGTAACTTACAATTATTTTGACTCAAGACCACAAAGACAAGTGTGGACAGTGGGGACTTTGTCTAGAACTATGTGGAGAGACTCTGCTATATTTGGTAAACCACATGCAACAGAATATGATGCAAGCACAGACACATCGTTTGATGTTGTAGGTAACACGGAAGGTAGAACTGCATACTATGAACACGAAACAGGGACCGACCAAAATAAAAACGGTACCATAACAGCTATTACTTCAAATATATTATCAGGAGATTTTGATATTACACAGAGGGTCATGAGAGGAGCTGGAACAGGTGTTGCAGACTTTAGAGGAGATGGTGAGTTTATTATGAAGATAAGAAGATTTCTTCCAGACTTTATATCTCAAACAGGATCTACTAGAATTACATTAAATTTAAGAAACTTTCCAAACGATACAGCGGCAAGCTCATCACTAGGACCTTTTGATATAACATCATCTACACAAAAAGTAGATACTCGTGCAAGGGCCAGAGCTATTGCATTAAAGATAGAAAATACTGCTGTCGACCAAAGTTGGAAACTAGGAACTTTTAGATTAGATATACAACCAGATGGGAGAAGATAATGCCGCTAAATAAAAAAGGTAAAAAGATAATGAAGTCTATGAAAAAACAATATGGTAAAAAACGTGGTGAACAAGTTTTTTACGCATCTAAAAACAAAGGTGTAATAAAAGGAGTTAAGAAAAAGTAATGGCAAAGATAACACAGATAATAACTAGACCAGCACAAGAGTATGATTATACAGTAGCTGAGGCACAAGTTAGAGATTTAGATGGTGTTATAGAAAAACTTAACACAACGTATCAACAAGAATTAAAAGATGAGGTAGAAGCATTTAACTTCTTTATGGTGTAATGGCTAATAATTTTATAAATAAAAAAGTAGATTTAACAACCACAGACTTAACAACTCTGTATACTGTGCCAACAGCAAAAACAGCTGTTGTTAAATCTATATTAGTGTCTAACGATGCAGGATCTAGTTGTAATATAGATATAACGTTAGTGGATGCATCTTCTAATATATTTAGTTTATTTAAAGCTAAAGCAGTAGATACTAATACTACGGTAGAATTACTGACTCAGCCTTTAGTGGTGCAAGAAAATGAAATATTGAAAGTGCAGGCAGGAGATGCTAATGAATTACATGTAATCGCATCAGTATTAGAAATACAACCTAGGGAGGTCGTAGCATAGTGGAAATATTAAAACCTAAAAAAATTATAGAAAAAATAACAAATAAGAAGACAGGTGAAACCTATAAAGATGATAATGAATGGAAATCTAAAGGTATATCAGAAGAAGACATTAGAAGAGATGTTACTGTGGTTATGCCTAGTCTTAATTTATTCGGGAAAACAAAATAATGGCTTTAAGTCCTTACGATCAACAGGTATATGATGCAGGGTTTGAATTTATACCTCAAACTAAATTTTTACAAAACCCTTTTCAAATACCACAAAGTGGCATAGCAACTGATCCAAACACTGGAGCAGGTATAGCTACATTACCACGAGTCGGTAGAGATATAACTCCTTTTACAGGTGGTATATCAGATCTTACTTCTGCATTTCAAACAGCAGTGGATGATAGACAGGCTAAATTGACAGAATTAAATAGACCACTAACAACTTTTCCTAGTTTTCCAGGGCCTAAAACACCTGCAGGTTTTGATGCACAAGCGATGTATAATAAAGCATCAGCAGATTTAAATGATCCTTTTAATAGATTAGGAACGACACGAACTTTAACTGGCATTCGTCCTGCAATAGATGTTATGAATTATGCAGATGACATTATTGATGATTACAGAATGCAATACGCTACAGGACAACTGGGTCCAAGTGTAGTAAGAGAAAAACCTACAATTGGTAGAAGAATACAAGACTTTATTTACAGCACACCTTTTTTTAATAAACCACAATCAGCAGATCAAATCATACAAGAGGGTTATGAACCTCAAGTAAAACTTGGGATACTGGCTAATCTGATGCCGGATAGATTTGGAAATTTACCTAGAGGTGACCAAGCATTTATTCAAGCTAATATGGGTTACACTGGTCCAACAGTGTTTGGAGAAAATACAACGGGTGGAGCGAAAGATCCATTTGGATTAAACGTTAGATCTGGTTTTGGTAATTATGCAGAAAGAGTGGGTGTAGAGTCAGAAAAACTTGGTGATTTGTTAAGTGGAAAACAAGCAGACAAATACGGAAAAGGAACTTCGGGTATATCATTTAACGCTGCAACAGGAATGTTTGAAGCTGATGACGAAACAGATCAAGCAGCTGTAAATGCAGCTTTAAAAGCAACTCAAATGAATAAAATGAATATAGCTAAATATAATTATTATACTGCAAAAACAAAAGAAAGAGATGAATTTAGAGCTCAAGATGAAGCTAGAAGAATGAGAGAATCTGCAGCTAATAGAAAAGAAGCAAGAGATATTACAAGTAGATTAGATCAAGAATTTAGGGACGCTAGTGGTGGCGGGTTTGATGTATCAGGACCGGATACCTCTGCTAATCCTACTGGTGCAAGTAATAGAGCCAGTCAGGAAAGAGGTTTTGCACTACACGGGGCCGATGGTGGTAGAGTTACTTACATGGATGGTGGACTAGCAGACATGCTAGAGATATATGATTGATTATAGGAGAAAAAGACTATAAAAAGGACAAACTATGGCAATTTCAAGAATGAATATGGAAAGACAAATGCGTAACATGGGTGGAATCATGGGTCTCGAAGACCAGAGACAAGGTTATTTCTTAGGTAAATTAGTTAAAAAAATAACTAAGCCAATTAAAAAAGTTGTTAAATCACCATTAGGTAAACTCGCTTTAGCTGCAGTAGCAGCAAACTATGCTCCTATGTTATTAGGTAAAAAGTCTTTATTAACACAAGCTGGTGGATTTAGTGGACTACCTTCTTTATTTACAGGTTCTAAATTTGGAAGCGCTTTGACAAGTGGTGAAGGATTTTTAGGAACAATAGGAAATGTGTTTAGAGTTGGTGGTGATCCAACAAAGGGTATTAGTGGTCTAAGAGTATTAGGAGGATTAGCTGGAGCAGGAGCAATCGCTGCACCATTCTTAATGGGTGGTGATGAAGAAGAAGAAGTTGACGAAGAATCTTTTACTGGCCCTATAAGCAGCATAGAAGACATCAGAGAACAAGCCAGAAATTATTACAGAGACCCTACAAACTCTGCATTATATTTTATGCCTCCTAAATCAGCTGTAAGATTTGGTGGAGCTTTTGCAGGTGGAGGATTAGCTGACATACCTAGAGAAGGGTATGACGAAGGTAAATTAGTATTGGGTGAGGGTTTTAAATCAGAGACATTAAAAAGAATGGCTAAGGACATGTTTGGAAAAACATTAAGAGAATTAAATGCGGATGAGATGGAAATGTTGAGAGAAGAATTTAATATATCAAAAGGTATTACAGACGCCAAAGAAGGTGGTATTATGGACCTAGGTGGTATGGAAAAAGACTACAGAGAAGGCGGCTTTGTGCCAATAGGAGCTGAAGAAAGAGCTGATGATGTGCCAGCAAGATTAAGTAAAAATGAATTTGTATTTACAGCAGATGCTGTAAGAGCTGCTGGAGACGGCAGCATTGAAGAAGGTGCTAAGGTCATGCAAAATATGATGGACAATTTAGAGGCAGGTGGTACTATATCTGAAGAGTCTCAGGGCATGGAAAATCCTGCACAAGAAATGTTTGATCAAGCACAACAATTGGAGAGTAGAATAGCATAATGGCATTACCAGATTATTTACAAGATACCGCAAAAGACTTTGCCCGTCAGCTGACGGCATCAACGTCAGCTCCTATTGACACAACTAAATTTACAGGTCGTCAATTTGTTGCTGGTGAAGATCCATTACAGACACAAGCTATCAATCTTGCAACGGCAGGTATTGGTGGTTTTCAACCATTTTTAACATCAGCTCAACAAGCTATAACACAAGCAGGTCAAGATGTTGCTGGACTCGGACAATTCATGGGCACTGGAGCAGGGACCGGGCCTGGATCTATTGCAGCTTTCACATCACCATTTCAACAACAAGTTATTGATGAATCATTAAGACAATTTGATAGATCAAGACAAGCAGGTCTACAACAAATCGCAGATCAAGCATCACAATTTGGTGCGTTTGGTGGCGGCAGACAAGGTGCACTAGAAGGACAATTTTTAGCCGACAGTGCATTAGGTAGAGCAGGACTTGAAGCACAATTAAGAGCACAAGGTTTTGCAGATGCTGCAGCAAGAAGAGGTCAAGCGTTTAGTCAACAACAACAATTAGCAAACCAGCGAGCTGGTTTAGCACAAAATCAATTTGCATTGTCTAACTTCCAACAAGCAGGAAGAGCATCTGACGTAGCCAACTTAGGTCAACTAGGTGCATTCAGACAAGGTATTACACAAGCACAACTACAAGCAGATATGGATGCTGCAAGAACTGGAGCATTTGAACCACAACAAAGACTTCAACAATTTGGAGGTGGTCTAGGACAATTAGCTGGATTTGCATCTCCACCACCTGTACAACCTGCAGCTGCTAGCCCATTCTCTACAGCTCTAAGCACAGCTCTTGGTATTGGTGGACTATTTGGAAAATTCAGGAGCTAATATGAGACCATTAAATAGACCAATGTTTAAAATGGGTGGCCCTATTAAAGAGGGTATCATGACTGGTATGAGAGAACCATTAAAAAACGGTGGTTTAAGTAAACAATTTAATACAGGATTAGTTGGTGATGAGAGATATCCTAAGACAGATGGTAGAGAGCACCACGTTGCATTTTTAGCACCACTAGCATTTGTCGGAGGAACAGCAGCTAGAATGTTAGCACCTAGAGCAATTATGGGTGGAGCAAAAGCTTTTGTTAGAGGACTCAGAAATAAACCGGGAGGTGGTTTTTTAGAAAAAGGTGCACCTAATCCAGGTGGGATATTTACATTACAAAGATTAAAAAATCTTCTTCCTAGTCAAAGATTTAGAACTGTATTAACAGGAGAAAAAGTTCCGTTACCAGGTGGCACAGGTTTTACATCAGGTACAAGACAATTAAGTCCTTTGGAAGTTTTACGTAGTCCTGAAGCAATAGGAAGAGCAATTAGAGAAAATCCATTTACTACTTTTGGAGTTGCAGGACAAATTAAAAATATACCTGACATAGCATCAGGTGCTTTTGACGTTGGAAAAGGAACTCTTCAAGCAGCTACAAACTATTTACTAGGGACTGAATTTGGTAAAGACAAATTACCAGAGGGCGGAGAAGGATCTGAATTAAAAAGAGTTGATGAGATAGGGACAGGAGAGGGAACAACAGGTGGTAGTGTTGTTGATGATCCAAAAAAGAAAAAAGAAATTGATGATGCTAGAATAGAAAAAACTAAAAAACGATACTACGAACTTATGGGTCTAGACAAAATGAAAAAAGATGCTGCTTATGATTCATTAATAGATGCAAGTAATATTGTGGCTGAGGAAGGTGGGGATCTTAAAGGTGCTATTAGATCAGGAACTTTACAAAGTAGAATTATAAACGCTATATCTAAAAACCTAGACAAGTCTGCTGATATTAAACGACAGATAGATGCTGCGATATTAAAAGGTGAGATACAAAAAGATATTGCGTCTGCAGATACAACAGACAAAGAATATAAAAAAGCTAGAACTAAACAACTTAAACAGGCAACCTCTGCTACTGGCCAGATAGCGGCTATAGAGGCTGAAAAAGGCACAATTTTAGGTTCTCAAACAGCTGCTATATTAAGGGCTAGTGATATAAAATATGACGACATAATACAGGATAAATTATTCAATAATTTTGTAAAAGATAATCCTGGTGCGGATGAGATAGATTTTATGCAAGCTAAAGGCACTGGCCTTGATGATGGAAGATACGTTATAAGAGGAAGACTTGTAGAGAAAAAAGGTAATGAAGTAGCCTTCATAGTATAGGAGGATTAAATGGCTTCAGTCGAAGAAGTATTTTACGGTAAATCAAATAACAATAACAAAGTTGGTACATTAGAGTCAATACTGTCTGGTATTGCATCTGGTCTTATTGCAATACCAAAAGGGTTCTTTTCTTTGGGTGCAACACTTTTAGATCTTGGTGTTGATAGTGGTAGAGCCGCAAAGGTAGAACAATTCTTTGATGATCTTACAGAGTTTGATGAGAAAGCAGAAGCGACAGCTGCTGGTAGAATTAC